ATTACGCCCGTCACACACGGCATCTGTCGCTGATTGAAGACATTGCCTATCGCAGACTCCTCGATATTTACTACCTCCACGAACAGGCGTTGGACAGCCGTGTAGCGTCCGTTGCTCGCTTGATTGGCATGAGAGAGCATGAATCTGAGGTTGAAGCAGTCTTGTCTGAGTTCTTTGAATTGACCGAAAGTGGCTGGATAAGCTCTCGGGCAGACAAGGAAATTGCCCACTACCACTCAAAAATCGAGCAAGCGTCACGCGCTGGTAAAGCGTCTGCTGAACGCAGGAGCAACGGACGTTCAACGGACGTTCAACCAACCAATAACCAAGAACCAATAACCAATAAACAAAAGAAAGAGGCTTCGCCTAAGGTCGCTGCCGCTCCCGTTGTTTTGCCAGATTGGATTCCTTTGGAGACTTGGCAAGCGTATTTGGCGATGCGGAAGAAAATCAAGAAGCCGCCAACCGAGTACGCGATGAAGCTCATCATTGACAAGCTGGCGAAGTTCAAAGCGAACGGGCAGGATGTCAAAAAGGTCTTGGAGAAGTCCATCACGGCTGGATGGCAGGATGTTTTTGAAATCCATGACAAGACCTTTGGCAACAAGTTCGATGTAGCCCATGCCACTACACCGCCACCGCCCAATCAAGATGCCGCCCTCAAGAAAATTGCGGAAGACCGAAAGAAGGCTGTGCCAATGCCTGCTGAAATAAAAGCCAAACTTGCCGCTTTGACGTTGGGCGCAGAAAGAGGGAGATAAGGACATGACTTATGGCAACACGAAAACCGAAGGAAGCCCCAAGACTGTTTGGGCCACCACTGGAGCGCCCAAGCACCTACAAAGGCGGAATAACTCAAGAGGAGTTGGAACACATGAGGGACTGCGAAGCCCGAGAGTGGATAAAACGATACAAGGAAAAAGCCCGGACGATTGGTGCGAGTGGAGCATCAAACTGGTGGCAAGACCACTTAACGGCAATGCAAAAAATCAGAGGCGAGTCCGCTACTTTGGATTTGAGGCGGCGCATGACTGAACAACAGAAGAAAGCAAAGAAATGAGAATTGAACTGGATTTCCCTCCTGCCGAGCTATTCCCAAATCGCGCAAAGGGAACGCATTGGGCCAAGCTGTACCAAGTCCGTAGTGACTACCGCGACAACTCAACCTTCCTTGCCAAACATCAAATCAAAGATTGGAAGCATGACGGCAAAGACATCCGCCTCAAGCTGACATTCATCATGCCCGACAAACGGATGCGTGATGCTGATAACTGCCTAGCGGCAGCTAAAGGTGCGTTGGATGGACTGTCAGATGCCTTGATGGTGAATGACAAGTTCTTTCAACCCATCGAAATCCATCGTCAATTTGGCGATAAATCAACTCGTAAACTTATCGTGGAGATAGCATGACAATACAGAAGACTCTTAAAGAACGTGGCTCTCGTTACGGCGAGTTTGCCAACAACGCTGAAATCAGCCAAATGTTGAAGCAAACAATGCGTAGCGCAAAGAATTGGGAATTGCTAACCTATGCCCAACAAGAGGCTTTGGAAATGGTGCAACACAAAATTTCACGAATGTTGAATGGTGACCCTGAATATCTTGATAATGTAGTTGACATCTTAGGTTATACTGAGCTTATGTTCAATGACATGAAGGGGAACCAACGTGGCGGCAAGAGGAAAATGGGCTAACCCAACCAATACCAAGACCTACTACTGTTGGCGCAACATGAGGAGTCGGTGCTATGACAAAAATCATGTTGCGTTCCATAACTATGGCGGCAGAGGTATCACTGTTTGCGATGAATGGAAAAATGATTTTGACGCTTTTGTGAGAGACATGGGTGAATCTATTGTTGGGATGTCTTTAGACAGAATTGACAGCAATGGCAATTACTGTAAAGAAAATTGTCGATGGGTAACCATGAAACAGCAACTCAACAATCAAAGGCGAAACCGTTTGGTCACAAAAGATGGTGTTACAAAAACATTGTCTCAATGGGCCGAAAGTCTTGGAATAAGACAGGACACTTTATCGCGTAGGTTGAACCGAATGAGTCCTGAGAAAGCGTTGAAAGCTGGATATTTGTTTGAAATGCAGCATGGAACTCGAACAGGATATGAGGCATATAAATGCCGATGCAATCTGTGTAAAGAAGCAAACAATAAACGTCATCGTGAAGCGAGACAACAAAGAAAAGAAAGAGAGCTTTTGAAATGAAATACAAGCTCTACGAAGAAAAGCAAGCCCACACCACCATGTTGGCGGTGTGGAACATTGTGAAAGAATCAATCTATGGCGGCAAGAAAATCGTATTGGAGATCACTGAGGAACATCGCAGTGACCCGCAAAACAAGAAATTCCACGCCATCATTGGGCAGATTGCGAAGCAGGCAAGCCATGCAGGAGCGAAATGGGATGTGGAGGCATGGAAAAGATTGCTTATCGACGCGTGGGCAAAAGATTCTGGACGTAGCCGTGGTGATGTGGTTAGCTCTTTGGATGGTGGCGATTTAATTCAACTAGGCATCCAAAGCCGAAAGTTCACCAAAGCCGAGGGCGCTGAGTTCATCGAATGGCTGCTAATGTGGTCTGCAACCAACGGAATCGACATCAAAGAACCAGATTGGCAATAACTATGGTATAGTTATCTCAACCCAATCAAGGGTTACACAAGATAGGACAAGATATGAACAACACACAACTTCAAACGGCAATTGATTCGGCTCGTAAGTTTATTGAGCAGACTGGAACTCCAAGTGGCCCATTGTGGGAGGCTCGTTGCAAAACAAAACTGTTTCTTGAAAAACTTGAGGAAATTCAAGTAATTCGTGCTGGACTGATGACCAAGCCAAGCGGTCAGATGGGAGGCAAATAATATGCCTTATGTGAGCGTTTATGTTGAAACCCATGACATTCTTGAAGAACTTGATAGCGATGACATCATTGCAGTGATGGGCAAACGTGGTTATAGCTGCTTTAAAGGTAGCAGCTCTGGTGACAATGTTTTTGCGTCTGTTGAGCATCTGCTTGATTGCGGGTTGGCTGACACAGCAAAAGCGGAAGCCTTGATGATTGTTGGAAAAATCCTTGGGAGGTCTCTATGAATTGGCCCTTCCCACCAGCAACAGGCGCAGTGCCTTGGACTGCCAAACAAATCAAAGCGTATCAACAAGCGCAACGCGCACAACTGCCAGAAAGCCCAATGTAATGACACATATTTCAGTAAGCCCATTGACGGGTGATGTATTTCAAGGTCGAGTAAATAAGGCTGGAACTGCTTTTCTTGAGGGTAAAAAAGACATAACAAGTCAGTTTTTACGCGCAGTCGTTGAAAAAGCAGAGTTTCACGGTGGTGAATTTGAAATCAGAGGCGGCGGCAAACATTGGGTTGTTGCTATTCGTGAACTGCCAGAGGCTCCGCTATGACATACAAAGAAGCACTTGAAAAGATTGCAACAGTCAACGCAATGGATTACGAATATCAAGCATGGGCGCGTGAAGCACTAGCCAAGCAAGAGCAGGATGAGCCTGTGGGTGAGGCGTATCTGTGCGACAAATGCAGTACGCCTTTTGACGGTGATTGGGAATGTCCCAGTTGTGGTCATAACACATCGACCAAAGAACCTGTTTACACCACACCACAACAAATACAACAGGCTTTGATGCCATCACGGACTTGTCTCGCGCCCATGTTTTTAAGACATCATCAAAAATTCCAGCAAAATCAAGAGCTAAGCGGTCATATCTTTTATCGTCAGCAAACGAACCGATATCAAAGGTTACTGTTACGTTCTGTTGTTTTATTTTCATGTGTTCTTCTCCTTGAGTTTGGATTCAATTGCTCTAGCAAAATCCCACTTTGCAGGTAGCGGCTTGTCTGTGTTAGTCATGTAAATCTCAGCAACCTCACCATCCGTCAGCCCAACCCATGTGCGTTGTTGTGAAATATCTGCTCTGGTGTATTCAATGTCACTGTCATGGATTTTGTCTTGACACCAAGTTACGCCTTCATGCTCACTGAACTCAGAATCGCATTCGTTTTCTTCACAGACTTGCAAATAAATTGTTTTTGGCGCGTCTTTCATGTCTTACTCCTTAATGCCGTGGGCGGCTTCGACCATTGCAATTGCCTGTCCAACGGTTCGGACGTTTGGCAGGCCATAAAAGGCGGGGCAGGCGGTGCGGTTTTGGGGTTTGGCGGCGCGTATGAGGCCACAAAAAGCCCAAGGCGGCGCGGTTTGGCAGGGCTTGGGCAA